AAGGTGTATCCGTAGGTGTATCCGTGGTGTATCTGGATACACCACAATATCAATATTTCCTTGCGTAGTGCAAAAATGTTAGTTTGGGTAACCTAGTCGGGGGTTAAAATAATCTATATAATAGAATTTGCGGTGGGCGGCAAATCTCAAGACATTGCTGAAGATGATCTTGATAACGCCCGCCCCGTAAAATTATGGTAATAGCTAAAACAATTATAAAAGCAGCAATCAAGAGAGCTAAGAAAAAGGCCGCTGCAACTAAAGGCAGGAAGCTTACTAAAAGCTTGGATAAATACAATATTCATGCTGGTGGAGGTAAAGGCCCTGTACCTATTAAGAAACAATCATTACAAAAAAGCACATTAAGTGGTAGAACTTATTCTATAAGTACCAATAAACTAAGCGCTAAAACAATGCTTGATATAGGTGGTGGTTATGGAACTACATCTACAGCAAGGTTTCAAGATGCAGTTAAGGACTTGATTGGTTTAGATAAGCTAAGTATAAGAAAAGCATTCAAAAGAGGGAAAGGAAAAAAATAATGAAACAAAAAAAGTTATTACTAGGTGGACTTCTATCTGCAGGTATAAAATATGCTGCTAAAAAGTATATGAAACGAAGCGGCAGAAATATATCTAAATTAACTAAAATGCAGCCAAAACTCTCAAAAAACAAAAGAGCTGGTGCTAAACATGATATGGCAACCGCTATACAAATGCAAGGAACCAAAAGTTTTCTGAACCCTAAGGGCATGACAATGAAAGATGTAAATAAATTACAATCTTATAAAAATAGACTACCAAAGAATTACTAATGGCATTAAAAGCAAAAGCACTTAGAACTATAGATGATTTGACTCCCAAACAAAGAAAGTTTGTAGATATACTTGTAGCGAACTGGGGTGAAATCACAAAAGCCGAGGCCTGTAAAAGAGCTGGTTATGAAGCAAAGAATGATAAGAACTTTTCCGATATTGGAAGTAGACTAACTTTAAGACGACACAATCCACACGTAGTAAAATATATGGATCAACAGCTTGAAAAAGCTAAGGCCAAATATGAAAAGGATAGACTGCGTAGATACAAAAGATTAGAAAAATATGCTGACAATGCATTTGAAGATAAACAATATGCTTCAGCTATAAATGCTGAATATAGATCAGGACAATTAGCTGGTTTATATGTAGATAAAAAAGAAGTAAAAGTATCAGGATTGGAGGGTATGTCACGTGCAGAGCTTGAGAAGAAACTCACAGAGCTTTCAAACAAGATCGATGGTTTCAACGCCAAAACGATCGAAGTTGAGCCAGAGACAAAAAAATTATCTAGTAAGTCATAATTGGACTTCCTTCATTACTGTTTTTAACGAGGTGCATAACGCTGATCTCAACGTAAACTTAGGCAAAATTAATGTTAAGACGGAAGAAAAGTAAATACAAACAAGCTCTCGTAGGTAATAAAAAATATTATTACTACAGAATTTATTGGTTAGATCCCTGCGGAGATGCTGGGCATGCGGAGGCTAGTGAGGTAAAAAAACTAAAGCCAGCCAAGATGATAACTCATGCATTTATTTTTGAGAAAAACCATAAATATGTTTGGACATTTGCTTCTTATGACGAAGAAGCTGCTGTATTTTCCGACAGGAATTGTCTACTTAGATCTAGTGTTTATAAGTTTGAAAGAGTATTAAACCGATCTGAATAATTTATGAAGAAGCGTGAGTCTAAACTCTGGCAAAGAATAAAAAAACACATAACAAAACCACATTTAATTCGTGTAGAATCTAATATTATCAATGGTATTCCTGACATAAATGGTTGTTGGAGTGGCAAAGAATTTTGGATTGAACTTAAATCGGACAAGGTAGGATATCCTAAGCTATCTAAATGGCAAATTAGTTGGATCAATAAACGAATCAAACACGGTGGTATAGTAATTATCTGCAATGAGACCCTCTCGCAGAGAGTTTTCCAACTGTACAGACCGTTGTCCGCGATTACTGATGCTCGTTTACTGAAACCTCGGTGCTCGTTCTCGTTTCCCGTACAATGGCCATCGGTGCAGGATGCCCTCTGGGATCTCCTGCAGCTGGATCCTGAAGCTCGTTCTCGTTCTCGTGACAAAGATCAACGAATCGGGGAAGAAATAATAAGGAACTCAGGCAGCATCACAAGTGAGGACTTGTCTGGTATCTGATTCTCGTTTATTCTCGTTGTCGGGGGCCAACTTTTCTATCATTGTTTTCCGTTGAGCCCCCTTCAGGAGCTGGTGCAGCACACTCCGTGTTCTCGTTTATAGAAGCTCGTTCTCGTTTTAAGAAAGGTATATCAATGTGTACCTGCAGCTACAGCCTCAGGACACAGGTACGGAAGCTGGGTGGACAAAAAGTTCCTGAACTTCCTACTTGACTTATCTCCCATCTGGTCTTATGTACACATCTGGATTAACAACGAAAGGATAACAATGAAAACACATGTAATTAAGGATGACGGTACGGTGACCGTGGTAGAAGGAAAGATAGAAGATCTAGATGCGATGCAGAAGCTCGTAAAGGGACCTATTGAAATAGTAAACGCAGCAATGCCTGCAGCATCTCCTGAGCTGCCAGGAGGAAAAGATCTTAAAGAGATGATAGTGAATGAAGAAGGTCTCTTCAACACTGCGTTCAAAACGAATCACAAAGCTAGGAAGCTTATAGCTCAAGGACTGGACGTGCAGCTGGAGAACATTCAGGACATCCGTGGTGATGTCTTCGTGACTGACGGATGGCGGATCGCGTGATGTCGTTCATTTTAATTCTCGCCCTGCTCTGGCCGAAGATTACCATGCCAGCACTGGGGCTCCTGGTGGTTACGCTGGTGGCAGTCTTGTGAAGCTCTCGCTCGTTCTCGTTGGAGTGCGCCTTGTTTAGAACTATTCTAAAGTGGATAGCATCACACGGGGGGCGGGCGTGGCAGTTTTTAGGTAAGACTTGTGGAATTTTTTTATTTGACTTATAGGTGGGATATGATAAGACAATGGAGAAAGATAACAAAAGGAGAAAAATATGGGACTAGATCAATTCGCACACATAAGAGACAAACAAAGTGGGCAGATGAAGCGACCAGACTTTGAAAAAGTCTATTCAGATAAATACGAGCCAACAATAGATGGTTTCGTTTGGAGAAAGCACTCACGACTTCAACAGTTTATGCAAAATATTTGGGCAGAACAAAATCCAAATAGTGAAGAGGCAATGAATGGAGAAGATGAACTGACGCTGAATAAAGATATTATAACCAACTTACGTAAAGAGATAGATGGCAACTATCATAATTCGTTTTGTAGTGGTGGCTTTTTTTGGGGACATCAGTTTCAAGAAGAAGCCGTCAAAGAATACTCCAAGCAAGATGTTCAGTTCTGTGATTGGGCTTTGGCACAAATCGAAAAGGGCGAAACTGTCGTCTATAATTGCTCGTGGTAAATCTCTCGTTGTTGCTTATCTCGTTGTTTAAAAAGAAAAGGGGGTACAAATGATGGGGGGACTAATTTGGTTTTCGCCATTAATATTTATCTACATATTATTAGTGATGGATATTATTAGTTTAGGTTCTGTTTTTAGTTTGTTCTAGCTTTGTCTGTGGAAAACCCATTATGAACAGGCAGACCCATAATGGACACAAAGTTGTTGAAGTTAATGTGGGATATGATAAGACAGGCTATTACTAACACTAACAAAGGAAAACAATGAGTAATGCAATAAGAAAGCTAAAGGCAGATGAGAAAAAAATCATCTTGGCTTATGCTACAATTAAACTGCAAGCAAATCGTTTATCTAAAGAGTTAGATACAATGAAACAAAACTTGGTTGATGTGTTTGAGAGAACCAAACAAAATCTAGTTATTGTTCAAGATGAGAATGGTTGTAGTTTTGGAGTGCAGAAAATCAAACGTAAAAGAAAGAAGTTTGAAACTGCTAACTTTAAAATAAAACATAATGATTTATTCAATCAGTTCTGTACTGAAATTGAATATAATGAGTTTAAAGCTATTGGGGATAGTAATGACAAATAGTTTGATGAACATATCTAAAGTATTAGCCGAGCAATCGGCTAATGCTCAACTTACTGACAACGTAAAGTTAGAACCTGACGCAGTTAGTAAATTAAATTATGAAGTTATGTATAAAATGTTAGAGGGCGAAGTAGAAAAGCTAATACTAGAAAATAATGGCAACCCTTTAATCGATAACTTTAAAACTAGGATTGTAAGAAAATTTAGTTACTTAATAGAAAAGTTAAGTAGCTAACTACAACCAACACCAATAGCCCTTACGGGCTATTGGTGTTCTCTTATAGAAGGCTCAGCAAAACCAACAACCTGCTTTTCTTAATTTTTTTACGCTGGTCGCGTTGATATACAAGGTACTTGTATATTGTAAGAGTTTATAGCAAGTCGAATAGAAGTAGTGTATGCTGAAACGGTATGGTATAAAGGGACCCAAGAAAACAGAATTTTTAAGATGAGTACATTAGATCAATTAACAGATGATGAATTAAGAACCTTAATTCTTAAGAAGCAGATCGAATATATAAAATTATGTCAGGATGACTTTTTATTATTCGTGAAAGCTATGTGGCCTGATTTTATTTATAGGAACACAGAGGACCCTGAGAAATGGGGGCACCATCAAATAATAGCAAATGAGTTTCAAGACATAGCTTCAAAAGAATCTAAACGTCTTATTGTGAATATGCCACCAAGGCATACTAAATCAGAGTTCGCTTCATATTTATTTCCTGCTTGGATGAT